TTGCCTCACCCAAATAATCGTATGACAGGGCGTTCAGACTGTAACTGTAGCGGTTCTCGTCGAGCAGGGCCGCCATGACCATCGTGTCGATAATCTCTCCGTTGACTTCTACGCCCATCGCTTTGAGCCAGCCCAAGTCGTATGGCGCGTTGTGCATGATCTTTTTTGCGTCGGTTGCCATTTGTTTTTTCAACCAGCGCACCACAATACCTTGATCCAGGTTACCGCCGCCGACATGACCGATGGGGTAGTACGCTTCCCAGCCTTCTGTTGCGACAGCAATACCAACGACCTCTCCATCTTTTCTGGGCCAACCGGGTCCGTTCTGTTTGAGGTTCGGGTCACGTGTCTCGAGGTCCACGGCTATTTCTTTGCAGCCCGTCAGATCTCGTAACTCGAATGGTGGTGTCCACTCCGATTTTGGGGTGAACAACGGAAACTGTAATCTAGTCTCTTTTTGCATGGTCTTTTCGCGGGTCGTCACCGATAGCAAAACGTAAATACCAAATCGCCTTTTTGATGTCCTCTGTCTCTTTCCCTTTATGCATACATCGCCATAGATACTTAAACGCATTGCATAGACAGTAAACTTTTACTGATTTGGCCCCAAACACCATAATCATTGCGTCGATGGCCTCTATGCCTCCGATCAGATAATGCTTGGGTTGGTTAACGTTATCATCGGTCACAACGCATAGCTCCTTTGAAAGTTTTCAGGTTCCACAATGAAAAGGTTTTGTTTGCTACGAGTAACTGCAACGTAGAACACCCGATGAATTGAATCTGCGTCCCGTTCCATCGATTGTTCTGCGGCCACAGTCAGGTCCGTAAATAGGACCACATTGTCGGCTTCGCCACCTTTTGCTCCGTGGATCGTGCTCAATCGTATCCGAGGCGGCTGGGTGAGGTCTTCGCCTCGCCTGACGAGCGCGTTGATGTATGCCACATCTACGCCCGGGATTTTATCCAGAGCCTCTTGCCACGTCATTTCCTGAGTTGCCAGCAGACCTTGATGGTCTCGGAGCTGCTCAAAAGTAAACGTGTCGTCTTCTTCCCCAAGAATCCGTTTGTGTCCTCTTGCTACCCGGACACCGTTACCTGTCATGTAAGAGTATAAAACTCTCGCTAGTTCGTATGTGATTGATTTGCCTTGCTTTATTAGCCTCCACGCTTCTAAGGCTTGGCGTATCTTCAATCGAACACTGTGTTTCCCGCCAGAGTGTTCGTAAAAAAACCCTTGAGATTTTAAAAACTCTTGCGCCCCGTTCAAGTGAAACTTCGCTTGTGCCAGAAACAACCATGATCCGTGGCCCAAGTTTAACTCATCAAACTCTGTGATCCTTCTAACCTGACCTTCTTCTTTCTTCGGCAAATAATTTTTTGGGAACCGTCTAGCGATCCGGGCGCACACCCGGTTGGCAATCTCGTGTATCTTACGGGGCACCCGAAAACTTTGCTCCAACACCTCGCTACCACCCGGCAGGTTAATGAAATGATCTACATCTGCACCGCTCCAGCGGTAAATGGCTTGATCATCGTCACCCGCACAGTACATTCTTTTTGATTTTTTCTCGATGGCGTGAGCAATATCCCACTGTAAAGGCGATAGATCCTGCGCTTCATCCAACATGGCAAGCTCAAAACTAGGGCAGGTCTCGTGTGCTGACTTGGCAAAAAGTTCTAACATGTCTGTGTAGTCGAACAACATGTGCTCTTTTTTGTATTGCGCCAACGCTGATGCAACGTAATCGACTTCTAACCACGTGTATTCCACGTCACTGAAGTTGTACTCCTGCCTCAGCAACGTCTTTTTTAAACGAGACAAGGTAATTAGACGCAAGATGGGTGACTCGCGCCGTAGGCTATTACTGAGGTCTTCTTCTACCTCATGCAGTCGGGCCTCACCACTTACCAGGTTTATACCAATTTTCTTCTCTACCTCCCGGTAGTGCTCTGCGGTCATCAACTGATCTGACTTCAAGCCGGTCAAAAAGAACGCTAAGGAGTGTATGGTCCTGAAAAACGGCAGATCTTCTTTCGGATTGAGTCCAAACCGTTCAGCGGCCCTTTCCTTTGCTTCTGTTGCCGCTTTTCTGGTGAACGCAAAGAAAGCGATTTGGTTTGACGGGACATTGTCAGACAGTGCCCGGTCAACCAGATTCAGTAACGTAGTAGTTTTTCCTGTCCCCGGGGGTCCAAAAATCCTTTGCATCAGTAATCCTCGACCTTGTCACCCAACCTTACAAATACGGGGGTGTCGGGACCAACATACGCGCCGACAACGTTGAACTCCATGTACTCAACGGACTCCTCTTCTGTCATTCCGTCCCGTGTTTCGAGGATGATGCAACACTGATAGTAGTCATAGACAATGACATCTTCACCACCCGGCAAGGATGCGATTCCTATTATTGCATCATCAAAACCGTCTGCTTTCTTCAAAACGGTATCTCCTCCTCGTTGGTAAACCGGGGGGTGCTCAACGATGTTTTATCGTGATAAAACGCCGGTATGCGCCACAGTCTGACTTTTTTGGCCTGTATTCTCAACATGGTCGAGTAACCATTCAGATCTCGCAACCTCTGTGCTATCTGATGCGTCTTGAAATGTTTGAAGTTTGCTTTGAGTAGATGTTGCTCCAGATCTTTGAGTCTGAAATAGGTCTCACCCCGCTCTTCATCTGTCCACGGACGCTTCAAGAGTATTTGTTCTTTGTCTTCTGCCGCTTGGTGTCCGGTGCAGAAGTCCTCCAAATGATCGTTGAACTGCCCGTTTATACTGACATCCTCAGAAACCTCGATGATGCTCCCTTCCGTATCACTCATCTCGTTGAGTAATCCGTTGATGCGCGTCTCCCAGATGTCTTTTTTCATGGTCCGTGGCAGG